AGGTCCAACAGGTCCAACAGGTCCACAAGGTTCGACAGGTTCAGCGGGGCCAACAGGTTCTACAGGATCTACAGGATCTACAGGTTCAACAGGAAGTACGGGAGCAACGGGACCAACTGGAGCCGATAGCACAGTAGCTGGTCCAATTGGCCCTACTGGTGCAACTGGCGCTAATAGCACAGTGCCTGGACCTACAGGTTCAACCGGTGCAACCGGTGTTACTGGTGCAACAGGAGCAACAGGATCTACTGGCCCAACAGGAACAGTAGTTTATGATACAGACCAAGCTGTAATTTCAATGCAAGTATTCGGATAGGATAAAACAATGGCAACTTATACTAAGAATAAATTATCAGGTTCAACTTCAGGAACACCAATTTTAATTGCTGCTATTACTGGAACTGGCGATACTATCCATACTGCTGTTGCAAGCACTGGTGCTGCTTTTGATGAAATTTGGCTATATGCCAACAACACTTCAACTTCTCCAGTATTGCTAACAGTTCAATATGGTGGAACTACTACAAAATTTCAAAAACCTATTACTCTTGCTCCGCAATCAGGAGATGTGTTAGTTGTTGCTGGTTTAATTCTTCAAAATTCATTAGTAGTTAGTGCTATTGCCGCAACTACTAACGTAATTACAATTTCAGGCTATGTGAATAGTATCGCGTAATGGCTAATCCAAATCGCAGAGGTCAAGTAGGTGCATCGGTAAGAACTGGAATGACTGGTTCTAATGTTACGCCTTGGGTAAACACGCATTTCAATTTGCCTTACGGTCTGTTACTTCAACAGACTATTACTGGTTCAGGATTACTTGGAAGCACAGCAACAGGTACTTCTTTGGCAGGAGGCGCTTCAACTGTTGCAATTCCCGCGGGAATCAATTTTGTTTATGCGATTGTTGCGGGCGCGGGTGGAGGCGGTTCAAACAATGGCGGAGGCGGAGGCGGAGCAGGCGGGATCGCTTGGGGCTGGACTCTTGCAAACTCATCTTGCATTGTCGGTCTTGGACAAGTTTACGGAACAACTTCGGGTTATTCTCGTTACGGAAATATCATTGCAGGTTATGGCGGTTACGCAAATGGAAACTTGGGAACTTCTAGTCCCGGAGTTCTTGGCGGGGCTGGCGGTGGTAGCGCCTCGGGTGGTGGTGGCGCAAGTTCAACAAATTATTGGGGTATTCCAGGCGCGGGGGCAGCAGGCGGGCAAGTAACAGCAGGGGGAAATTCAAGTATTAGCGGTAGTGGTTCGGGTTCTACAAGTTTGGCTGCGGGAGGTTCAGGACTTGCTGGTGGTGGCAGCCGTTTTACTGCACCTGGAGGAAATGGGTTTAACATTGCAACTGGCGCAATATCAACTGGTGGCGCAAGTAATGGAACAAACAGTGGTGGCGGGGGCGCGGGAATCGGCGGTAACGGCAACCCCGGAGTGGGTAGCCTTGGCGGTAACGGCGGTATAGGCGGTGGTGGTGGCGGAAATTCCACAAGCGGTGCAAGTCGCGGTGGAGACGGATTAATTTATCTTTTTTATTAGGAGACAACTATGAGCGCATCAATTTATAGCAATTCATCATTTACCGATACTCCTTACGGACTCAAACTTCAACGCACTTACACAACATCTGCTTCTGTAACTGATATTCCCGCTGGTATCAATAGAGTTTATGCAATCGTAATTGGTGGCGGTGGTGGCGGTGGTTCAGCAGCAAGTGGTAATAGTGCTGGCGGCGGTGCAGGAGGTTATTCTGCTGGTTGGACTTATATTTCAAACTCGGTAACTGTTGGCGGTGGTGGTGCAGGTGGCGTAAGTACTTCAGGCACAAATGGTGGTTCATCAATTTACGGAATGGTGATAGCTGGCGGTGGTGGCGGTGGTGTAACCAACGGCGCAGGTGGTGCTGCGGGCGGAGCAACAACTGGTGCAACCACAGTAGGAACTCAGTCTTATACAGGCGCACCTGCACCTTCATTTGGAGTTGTCGGTTATGCAACTGGTGGCGGTTCAGGTACTGCTTCTATTGCAGGAGTCTGTACAGGCGGTGGCGCAAACGGAAATATATCAGGTAGAGGATTGATTACAGGCGGTGCATCTAATGGCGCTGCTGCTGGTACAGGCGATTTTTACGCTGGAGGTGCTAGCGCATCAGGTGGTGGCGGTGGCGGTGCAGGTTACACATCTGTTGGCGCAAATGCTTCAACCAACACTGGTGGCAATGGTGGCACAGGCGGTGGTGGTGGTGGGGCTGCTTCTAACTCTGGTACTGCTGGCTCAGGCGGTAACGGCGTTGTCTTTCTTTACTACTAAGGAGTTCTAATGGCTATTAAATACGAATACAGTTCAGATTGTTGCAATCATTTCTATATTGAAATACGCAACCCTGAAGATAATCAAGTAATGACTAAATGCAATGTTTGTGGTGGTGGGAATTATGTTCTTACGGCGCAGACTGAACTAGAGGACATGATCTAATGGCTAAAATCAAGGTTACGGGTAAAATCCACGTAGTTAAGAAGAATAAAAAGGGCGAAATTATCGTTGACCATGCCGGTAAAAATGACCCTAAATGGGATAAGATTAACCTCACTAAAGTAGCTGGGGCCAAGACTGTTAAGTCTGGGGTAAAGGCAACTAAGGCCTACCACAAGACCCATCCGCATAAGAAGACAGGATCAAAATGACAGAAGAGATTATTTCAACAGAAGGTGCAACAGTATCTGACGATGTTGTTGTTCACTTTGATATTACCCCTGGGGTAGATTACCCGCTAGAAAACCCAAAGCTTGAAGACATCGTAGCTTCCGAAGAATCTGAAGAAGCCCTAGAAAAGGATGAAGAATAATGTGCGCTACATGTGGTTGCGGCAAGAAGCCCGCTAAGAAGGCGGCTAAGAAAGCCCCTGCTAAAAAGATGACAGGCAAGCAAGGTAAACTTGATATGAACAAAAACGGCAAGCTAGATGGTGCTGATTTTGCAATGCTTCGTGGAAAGAAAAAGAAGAAGTAATGGCTCAAGAAAAAGTAGTTGGTCCGCAAATTAAAAGAAAAAGCGGAACCGGAGCTCCTTCTGAAACTAGGAATTACGTTACACCACCTGCTGCTCGCAAAACTGGTAAAGGTGCCCCTACTCCCCCAGTATCAAAACAATTTAGACGATTTGGAGAACCTAAGTAATGTGTAAATCATGCGGATGTGGCTGCTCTAAGCCAAACTGTAAAGGTGCTTGTAAGAAAGCCGATAAGAAGCAAGATGCCAAGGTAATGAAAGGCATGTCTCCTAAGGAGAAAGCTTCTTTTGAAAAAGCGGACAAGAAGATGGACAAAAAGAAGCCGTCTCCTAAAGAGGACGCCAAGATGGACAAAGCATTAGCTAAAAAGATCAAAAAGAAAGCCAAGAAGAAGTAACGACTTAGCCCCCGAAAGGGGGTTTTTTCGTTTACCCTTATACCTGACGCCGGAGAAATCCGGAACCCTGCTGCTTTACCTTGCGCCTTCCTATGGAGGAATTATGATCTTTTTAGTCAACCGGTTAAATCGGGCTGAGTCCGAAGCCGACCGTGAAGAGTTCGTTCGAGGAATTGCTAATCTAAATAAAGATGGCAATCGTAAAATCGCAGTGGGATTTGTCGCTGGATATTTACTCTCGAAAGCTTTTCGCAAAAATGGCTAGAATCCATCGCAAAGCAGCTTCTAGACTTCACTCTGAGATTGTAACCAGAGCTAAACAACATACGACTGATCTACGCGTTGAAGCGCATACTTCTGGTTGGCCCGAAGAACTTGTAAACGCCCTGCATGTACGCGTGACTTCTGAAGGCCATTACAAAGTTCAGTACCCTAAAAATTTAGAACATAAAATCCTTACCTTAGAATATGGGACTGAGGATGTGCCCCCATCCCCTGTAATGAGAAATTACTTTACTAAGGTGGGTGGATAATGCCCTTTTTATTAAATGAAGAGGCAGCCCTTAAATCACTTCTTTCTGGAATGACTGTTGCAGACTCCGGTAATCAAGCTAGACCTGTTGGGGTTTTTTACGGACAACCAGATAAAGAAATCCGTCAACAGTCTTATCCATACCTCACTATTGATCTTATTAATATATCTGAGGCTACAGAGCGTGTCCAATCAGGAACAGTAGTTGTTCCTTACGAGCCTGAAGGTTATGATGGAGTGTCTAGCTTACGTACTCCTTACCCAATGCCAATAAATTTAGATTATCAAATCACAACTTTTTCTCGTCAACCACGACATGATCGACAGATTTTGGCTCAGCTTCTTAGTATAGGAAGACTGCCAGTTAGATTTGGTGCCCTGACAATCCCTCAAGATAATACAAATCGAAGAGTGGAGAACCTTGGGTTTTCCAAAAGAGACACAACTGAAGCGGACAAGCGTCTTTTCATGAACGTCTTTTCAATAAGAATCGCTTCTGAGATCTTTAGAACCGAATTCAATACAAAGGACTACATTGTCCAAACAAGAAATATTGGTGTCAAAACCGATACAGGATCTACACCCGTAAATCCAAACACCGACCTATATCATCTGTTACAAGCGCAACAATCACAATTCATCTAAAACTCGGCCCCACAAGAAAACAACCTAACTAATTAAGGAGAAAACCTAATGGCTACAACTTACAGTAGACCAGGCGTCTTTATCCAGGAAGTGGAACTTCCGCAGACGATTGACCTCTCTGACAACACCAATGCTATTGGTGCATTTGTCGGTGCTTTGGCTAAGGGTCCTACAAATGTTCCAGTTCTTGTATCTTCTTGGCAGCAATTTGTCAAGATTTATGGAGGACTTCAAGATGCCTACCCAACAACATGGGCAGCCTATAACTTTTTTGCTAATGGCGGCCGTGACCTTTACATTCAACGTGTAACTGGTTCAGGATCAGCAGCAGCTTCAGTAATGCTTACTGACTCATCTGCTTCCCATTTAAATACTATTCTTGTACAGGCTGCAAGCAAAGGCTCTTGGGGTAACTCTCTTGCAGTCTCTGTAAACGCAGCAGGTGCATCAAATAGATTTGGTCTTTCAGTTTATGGTTCACCAACTATTGCTGGTAATTCTACATCAAACCTACTTGAAACCTATACAGATTTAAGCATGGATAAAACAGACCCACGTTATTTTCTTTCTGTAATTAACGCGCAGTCTTCATTTATTGGAGTATTTGATCAGAACTCAGCTTCTGCGGCCCCAACAAACATGCCTACAATTGGTGCAACTCTCTACGCCCTAGGCTCAACAGCTGCGGGTGCAGACGGTTCAACACCAACCCGTACTAATTACAACACAGCTTTGACAAGCTTTGACCCAGTTCAGAATCCTCTTGTAATGTACAACGCTGATGCGCCTTACATTTACAACACATCTACAGGTAGCGGAACAGATCGTACTAACTCTATTGGAGTTCTTAATGACCTAGTTACATACTGCCAAGCACGTGGAGATGGTTTTGCTGTTTTAGACACTCCTCAAGGACTTACAGCAGCAGAAGCTCAAACATACGCAAATGACGTAGACACTGCCTTTGCAGCATCTTCTGATGGCGGAGTTTGTGCAATCTACTATCCATGGCTTTTAGTTCCAGATACACTAAAGGCTACACCTGGCGTAACTCGTCTACAGGCTCCAGGAGCTTCAGTAGTTGGGCAATACCTGGCTACAGATGCTGCTCGCGGTGTATTCAAGACCCCAGCTGGATTAACAAATCGAGTGAACCTAGCAGTAGCTACGGATCATCAGTTTACAAATGCTGAGCTTGATTCTTTAAATACTTCGTCAAACCCAGTTAACGTTATC